GCGGTAGGGTCTTTATATCCTACGTCTAGGCCTGCGAACACATCCATATTTGAAGTATCGAAAGAAGCTAGTTCTTGTACTTGAGTAGCAAAGTTAAATCTCCAGATTTGGCCTTCGTAAGTATTAAAGTCGGCCTCATACTCTTGTTTAAATTCAGCCTCTGACATAGACTTTCGAGCCTCTAGAATATCTGATTCTGACATACGGGGATTATCTTTATACGTGGCTTTAATTGAGCACCATTCAGGAAACTCATCACTATAGCCTCTATAGTAGAACTCTGAAAACCAGTTATTTCGTCCACGAGGAGTAGATACAAAGATAGCTTTTGAGTTTGGCTTATCTAGTGTGGGACGTAACGCTACGTTGAAAGCGTCTCTTCCGTCTGTTAGAGCGGCTTCGTCAAAAATAATAAGGTCATAGCTTCGACCTACACAAGAGTCTACCTGGTTTACGGAGCCCATACGAACATTAGACCCGTTGGACAAAGTAATAACTTTATCTTTCGCATTATCTTTTGTAACTTCTAGATCAAAGTGCTTTATGAGACCCCGCTGTAGGTCGAAAGAGATTTGAGAAAGAGAATAGTTAGGGGACATTATAAGTACGTTACAGTTAGGAATTAAAGAAACTAACTGCCCTATAATGTTCGCTATATAAGTCTTTCCCTGCCGTCTAGAGAGGGCAGCACAGATAAATCGGTATTTGGGGTTGTTTACTGCGTTAATCATAGCTATCTGAGAAGCCAAAGGATCTATCTGAAGCATTTCTAAATAGGGAGGCACGGGCAGCTTTAAGTACCTGTCCTCGCTAGGTATTTCTACTATCTCAGTGCTGATTATATCTTTTCGGCTTATTTCAACTGCCATTAAACTATTCCTTGGATTAACTTATTTTTTCTTTCGTTTTTTGGCGCGTACAAAAGCTGCATGGCTGCTTCCTGCCATATAAACTTTATTTTTGCCTCGACCATGGGAGTGAATGCCCCGCAAACCAATACGTTTAGCTGCCTTTCTAGCGGCTCGCTTAGTTTTGTACTTCACCATTTCACCTTATTGGCCCAGTAGGCTGCTGACATTTTGCCTTTTGCGATGTTCTTAGCATGACGAGCCTTGAAAGACCTTCGTTTTGCTTTCATGGCTGCAGACTCCCCCGCTTTGGGCTTGCCAGCTGTTTTAGCTCCTTTTTGTCCGAATCGAATAGTCTTTACTTTGCCGCCAGAGCGAGCTACTACGATATGAGATTTTGTTTTGTGCCCCGGCGTGCGTTTGGGTTTATTATACCCTGAGACGCCCGCTCGTTTTAATCTTGGGTCTTTCTTTTTTACTTTTCGTTTTTTTGGCATATTATACTCCGAAACCTTTTTCAAGTAACAAATTGAAAGTTACAGATACTGTAGCATTAGACCCAGAGGTTGCAGCATTCACACATCTAAAGTCTAAGTCGGTTAAGGCTTTGAATTGCAACCCTTTAGGGAATTCTTGTACTAAACTGCTTTGAAAGACTTCTGCAAGGCTTTCAGTTGTAAAACTTTGGCCCGGCAGTCTACTCTTTAGCCTAATTCCCGCTTCTACATTTTTTGACGCGGAAACAGTATAAGAGGTAAGCCTTGCGATATGATTCCTAGGAACTGTGTAGATTGCTACCTCTGAGGAGCTTTGAGCTTCAGGTACGTGAGCAACAATGTTTGCACTGTTTACAGCGTTCGTGGCGTATACTTCTAAAGCTCCTGCGTGACTTTCTCCACGAAACCTAGCTCGGAATACTCTAGTAAACTGCTTTGCGGAGGGCACCAAGCTTTGTCCTGCTAGGGAGATGGAATCTACTTGGATATTGTAGTTTTCATCTAACCCCTGCAGTTCCAGAACTCCAGACGTGTCCCCGGTACTCGTGCTGCGAGCATATACTGTGATAGCTCCTGAGTCAAACAAGGCCCACGGGTATAGCCCTCCTTGGCTCCAGACAGTCTCTTCCGCACTGCCCACAGCTTCATTCATTCCAAATTTATGGACTAAATGAAAGTTGTGGTTCTTATGCGGTAAGATAACTTCTTGCACTATTCTTCTTCTTCTGAAACAACTTCTTCTGAAACAACTTCTTCTGAAACAACTTCAGTAGCTAACTCACCTCCCGCAGCTACTGCGTCTTCTTGGCTTAAGAACTTATGCTCTACACCTTCACTATCTCGAAAGCAAAATCGCTGACGTCGTTTATATATCTCACTCATGGTGGTGCTCCTGTTGTTAGTATAGTAACTACTAACCCTGCTAGAAATATAATGATACCCGCACCAAAAGCAATAGTTCGTGCTTCTATGCGCTCCAGGTTCTCATCTATATTATCCATACGATTGAAATTAGTCTTCCATCTTTCTTCGCATTGCACAATGTGCGTCTTTGTTTCGGTTTCTAGTTCATCTAACCTACTCTTTTCCTGGTCCACTTAGTAACTTCTCCATCAACTTTCCGTAGTTGCCTTGTCCGAATGGAATACTTTCGTTTATTTGGACGTTTGTTTGGTTCTTGATATTACCGTTTACGGCCTTTTCCATTTCCGTTTGGGCCTTAATTTCGTCCATACGCATTTTATGTGCCATTTGAAGCAAGTCTGCTAGATCCTTACTGGAGTAGATTTGAGTTTCTTGAGCCTCCTCTAGTTTAGAAGCTATAATACTGTCCATTAAACTGCCGATGTTTGATCGATTTCGATACCCCATGTCCAGATAGACAGTATCCACATACTGCTTTACTTCTCGCTTGGCTAGGGCTGATACTACTCTTTCTTCGGGCACGCAAAGATGCTCGCAAACTGCACGAATGTTTCCAAACTGCAGATAACTGTTTGCTATCTCCAGACCTTCAGGGGAAATTGTAGTAACTTCTTTAGCCATGGTTAGAATTATACCGAGAACCTTGTAAAATGTCAAGAATTATTTTTCTAGGGTATAACAAAACGCCCCCATGAAGGAGGCGTGTTGTTACAAAGCTAGAAAGGTCTACCAGAAGCTATATTTAACTTCAGTTTCCAATTTATGGTTCCAATCGTCTGTATTTGTGCTTTCGACTTTACCTTTCAGCTGAAATTTACCGACATTGACTTTATAGCCAACCTCTGCACTTTCGCCAGTACCAAAATCAAAGCCGTCTCCGAATTTACCATACTCGGCGTAGAAAACGCTGCCAAGATCATAACCTACACGTAGAGTGCCAACGGTGTCATCGAAAGAGCCAAGTTCATCGAATTTTTCAAAACTTACGTCATTCTCGTACTTAACGTATGGGCCTGCAAATGCTGCCAAGGGTGCTACACAAAGTGCTAATACTAATGCTGATTTTTTCATATTTTCTCCTAGTTGCTTTTCTCGATTTTGAGAACATATATTATACTTCAAAGTTGGTGGAAAAGTAAAGTAAAAAATTACCAAAAATTTGAAAAATTTTTGGGAGCTGCCGCGAGTATTGTGCGTCTATTCAGGTCTTGATATTTTTTTGAGGTTTACGTGTGGGGTAGTGCTAGCGAAAAAATTGATCAAAAGTCGTACAACCGCCCCCTAACACTTTTTGTTAGGGGCGGTCAATACTTTTTTTATTCTAACACTTTTGCTATGCTGTAACACTCCCATGTATGTGTGCATCACCTTCTGCTGGCTTGCGTTGAACAATACGCCATGGGGCTTGGTTATACTTACCGTAAGGGATTTTCCTTTTTGTTTTAAAACATTGGCGGAGAATTTCCACCTCTATAACGCAATCACTTAGCGCGGTATGATCCTCTATAAAACCATGATCCCCTATGCAAAAACGGTAGGCAAATTCTGCGCCTGTTTTAACATTACCCGCTGGACTAACCCAGCCTAACGCCTTACAAGTGTTGCGGTATTTATCGGTGTTTAACTTTGCTTCGCAAGCGTATTGCCAGATGTCTAACACTTTAACCTTGCTCTGTAATACTTTATCCTGATTGCCTAACGCTTTATGCGTGTTAGCGATAGCGCGCATATCAAAACCGATATTATACGCGGCTATCGTTTTTACGTTATATTCGGCTATATCTGAGCGCAAGCGTTCGACTATGGTAGACCATGCGGCCATTGCAATTTCCTGACGCTCTAACATAGGCGCATAATGTGAGAACAATTTTTTAGCATAGAATGCGCCCATCATAATATCGGGGTTTGTAAAATTCTCTATGACTAGGCTATTATATTCGGCTAACACTTTACCTGTGCGGTCGTGAATGATCCAGCCAATATCATAAACATTACCAGTTAGATCAGCGGTTTCAGTGTCCAGAGTGAGGATTGCATTTTTCATGTTTTAAGCCTGTTTTAATGTTTGATTAAGTGGGTGAATTTTAGCATCAACGGTTTGAATTCTCAACTCATTTCGCGCCATTTCCAACACGCTATCATTATCATCGTAAAGCCGCACCATTGCGCCCCATCGTGCGCGTGGTATTCTAAGGCTATGCAGGTATTGCCAGATTTTAGAATACTTGTATTCAGCGTCCCCCCGACTATCATCGGGTGCTCTGCTCATGAGCGCATGATAAGGCAGATTATGCAATTTTAAAAAACGAATATCAGCAGCACTCATCACGCGGGCGGTGCAGATTGCTTGCGTACTATTTGCAAATGTTTGGCGCATTGTCGCGGCTAACGGTAGAACACTATCACGCGCAATTTTTTCGGGAGTGCAGTTTTCTTTCCAGTGCGCTAAATCTAAATTGCCATTTGGCAACGTGCACTGGCGGTGCGAACTATCAATAACAGTGTGGTCTAAATCCCATAAAATAATCATTTAATTAAACTCCAGAAATAGCCGATTGAACCGATTGTATTTAACGCGACCAGATTATAAAGCGAATGATCCAACGCTTGAACAG